TCTTTGTACAAGGCTTTAAATTTTAACTTAGGTGTCAACAGATACGGGCAAGATGTACCCTACATATTAGCCGAAAACTTTATTAGAGCTAATACAGACGCTAGGCTAACAGAAAGTCATAAAATACACGCAGACACGGAGTATCGATATAACTTAAACAAAAACCATTTGACGGCTTGGCGTTTATCTGACTACGGCACTGACAAATGGGAAAAATTCTATAGCGGTGATCTTGATGAGTTTATATCTCAAAATGACAAATTGGTTAGGGAATACGACAAAGAAATTCACCAAGTCATTGACCCGACACCCTCTGAAAGATACGCTACAAATTAACTTCTATTTCCCCCTAGAAGTACACACTGGGAGCCTCTGCGCTCCCTTTGTGTTTTCTCTCCCCTACCCTTTTACTCCCCTACTTTGATTGATCGCCCTACCCTATCGGGCAAAGGATACCCAGAAAAAAATAATCTAAACTATTTACTTGACACACTCATTAAATGCGTTTAACTTGGGGTCTAACATAAACAAAGGAGAAGACACTATGTTAAACAAAGTAAGTAAAAACCTAATGGGGATAAATAATGTCGCACTATAAAAGAGCTAAAATAAAAGCTTTCCTAGTGGAAGTACTGGAGACGCTAAGCTTTATGTTATGCGTTTATTTATTAATCTGTATCTATTCAATCTAAGGGGGAATTATGAACTACAACGCAAAACAACAGGCGGACATATTAGGCGAAATATTCACCGCTAAATATGAGGGCGTTAAGCTTAATCATTGGCGTGATGAATATGTATCTATAGATGCTGATAAATGCGGTCAATATATCTTGATTCCATGGCTTGAAGATGGTCAGGAATTCTTACCCGTAGAAAGAGGATCATTTGCAGAGCATGAGATCAACCGCTTACTTGATGAACTGGGAGATATAGACAAGCTTGAGGGCTATTCTTTCTTTCAGTTAAACAACCGAAATGAAGTAGTAGGATTCTATAAAGAATCTGAGAAGTAAATACTTCTAATCTTGCCCCCCTTTGTTTGCGCATTGGGGGGTATTTTTTTGCATGAATCTAGGACAGCTAGAATATAGCCAGATCATATAACCTAGAATCCATTTAAACGCTCATATTAGCCCCATTTAGGCACGATCTTTTTTTTCAGGGGGTACAGGTCATCTGGGGAAAAATCTCCCCTATTTTGAGGGGTATGTGTTTGACCCGATACACCCCCCCTGCCAGCCAATTCTGTATACACGCTTTAGCATAATCCCAAAAAAACCCACAGTTCAATTCCCACTCCTTCCACCAAAGTCAGTCTCAGGTAGTATCAGGAGGTCTCAGGTGTTATGCTTTATGTAGTAAAAGATGATTTTATGTAGTAAAACTAGGCTATACCCCGTATATTACGTCTGATAGGCATTTTCCATGTATTGGGCTTTCTTACATTACCTACGGCTAGGTATCTAAAGGCATCTGCTGCGTGTGAGGTCCAGTCGTGCTTAGGTCTTCCTCTCCATGCCTTACCTACATCATCCCACTCTCTGTGGTACTGCATGAGGGCATCCAGTCCTCTTTCGCATTTTTCTTCATCAAAGTAGCAATTAGGTATGAGGGTTCTTACTTGTTGGATACCGTCTTCTATACCTAACATGGGGGCTACATGGATATTGTTGAGTCCTAGATTTCTCAGTACTTCTAGCCTTGACTTACCTGTAGTAAGTTCTTTGACTCTTACGTCATGGGGGAGTATGTGGCTTTCGTAGTTATAACCTTTATCCCGCAGTATCTTAACGTAATGGTCAAGTGCCATGCCTGAGTTCTCATAATAATCTATGATGCGTGTTTCAAGCCCTACAAACTGTGCAAACCATATGGCGGTGGTATCTGCCATACCCAAGTCCCATGCAGTGACTACCGATGTACCGTGATCATACGGTACTCTCATAATCCTGCCTTCGTTCTTGGATTTTAAGAGTTCAGGTGCATAGTACGCACCCTCTACATAGACGATAAAATCGCCTTCCCAGACGTGCTGATAGATTTCAGGTCGTTTCTCTAAATCTTCTAAACGTGCCTTCTCTAAAACCTCTGGAAACCAAGCATTATCTTGCCAGTTTATCTCTGCTATTATAGCATCATTTGGGGTATTTTGGCGGAATCTCTTGTGTGTAGCACTATCTTTTGACTCTGGATTCCATGTTACCCATATCTCTGAGTCGTCATCCCTAACCGTTGGTATCAGCTTTTGCCATGCTTTCTCGCTGACGTTCTCTGCTTCGTCTATCCATGCTACCAATATCTTAGATTTTGACTTCAAAGAGTCTAGGTTACGCCTTAGACCGCTAAAAGCGTAGTGTATCTTACCGTCACGGCTTTTAATGTACTTTTCCCCTATCTCAAAGTAATCATTGAGCCAATCAATGCTCTGTATGCTCTCTTTAACCTCTTGCAATGAGGATTCATCGAGTGAGTTTAAGTGTTCCCTAGCACACAGTATGATGCCTGACCTGCCTGATTTACCTAACTGATAACCTTTAACAGCGGTCATTAACGCAAAAGTACGGGTCTTACCTGACCCCCTACCGCCGTAAGCACAACGATAGCGTGCTTCTCCGTTAAATACGGGGATAAGTTTATTCGGTATCTGTATCTGTGCTGTCTGAGTCGTCATACGCTGATACTCCTTTTAGCACAATTTGAGTAGGCTGTAAACTACCATCAGGGGAAGTAATCTCTGTTTCGGTTCTGTCTTTCTGACCCAGTACTTGTTTACCTAGCCATACCAGCATGGTAGCATTGCCCTTGTCAGCAGCTTGAATTTGTTTTCTTCTTAAAGATAATTTGCCTAAGTTACGCCCCATATCAATCGCTTCAGCAATATCAGGGTCGTCTTGCATCCTTCTTTCAATGGTTTTCTTGTTACAACCAAAATAAGCAGCAATTTCTTCCATTGTGCAGTTTAATCGGCACAACTTGATAATTTCTTCTTTTGTAAATTCTTTTTTAGGTCTGCCTGCCATTAGTTTAGTACCTTACTTTCGTATTCGTCTAATAATCCCTTAAATACAAGGAATCTCTCTATAAACATTTTATCACATTCTCGTGTAATCTGGATGCCGTAACCGTCTTTTTCCAGTATTCTTACTATTTTGATGATATCGTCTATAGCCCGTGCATTATCGATAGGATAACCGTTCTTTTCTAACGCTGCTTTGATCTCGTCACGGGTTAATGGGGGTGGTATGATGTAATCTGCAGCTTCTAATAGTTTTTTTATCATTTACGTTTCTTAGCTGTCTTGGCAGCTTGTCTAAATGCTTTAGCAGTAGGCGCACCCTTGCTCCCCACTTTACGCATTTTCTCCTTTGAGCCAGCTTTAATACGTTTTCTCTTAGCGTGTATGTTTGCGTACAGTCCTTTAGCCATTTCTTTTCCTTGCTTTTTTCTTAGCGGTTTCTGATAAATCTCTGTAATGATAAAGCCTTTTGCTGTTTTTAGTGTGTCTTACACCTGTATGCAAGCTACCATCAGACATCATGTGTGTACCGCCAGCATGCTTAGTTCCATCTCTAAAATAATGATTTACGCCTTTAGCCATGTTTGTGGTTCCTTATAAATTCTTCCCAAGTGTAATAGCATTTGCACTCAAGACACCAGAATAAACCTATCGTATCGTCTACCATTTTACTTTGTCTGCCCAGTAAGCAGCTGACATCTTACCTTTAGAGATATTTTTAGCGTGACGGGCTTTAAAGCTGCGCCTTCTCGCTTTCTCTGATTCACTGCTTGGATTCTTACCAGCTCCAGATACACCTTGTTGCCCAAACCTAATAGTTTTTGTTTTATCCCCAACTTTTGCCACCACCACATGAGATTTAGTAGGATGGTTAGGGGTACGCTTGGGTTTATTATAACCTGAAACACCGACTCGTGTTAATTTGGAATCTTTTGCCATACCAAATATTATACATCATGTTATAATGATTTTAGCAACAAGGAAAGAAAATGGCAATAACAACCTATTCAGAATTAAAAAGCAGTATTGCAGACTTCTTAAACAGAGATGACTTAACATCAGTCATTCCTGACTTTATTACACTTGCTGAAGCGCAGATGGAACGTGAGGTTAGAAGTTACAAGATGCAAAAAAGAAGTGAAGCTGAAATTGATACACAGTACAGCTCATTACCTACAGACTTTCTTGAGCCTATCAGGTTTCATCTTAACGATACTTACAAAACAAAACTTGAACTAACATCACTCGATGATATGTTAGAACTACGCAACAATACTGCCAACGCAACAGGCAAGCCAAGATACTATTGCCTTGTTGGAGACTCCCTAGAAGTCTATCCTACACCTGATGGTGATTACGATGCCGAATTACTGTACTACAGAACACTAGATAAACTTTCTGACAGTAATACTTCTAACTGGTTACTGGAATCACATCCTGACGCTTACTTGTATGGAGCATTAATGCAATCAGCACCTTATTTGAAAGAGGACAACAGAGTTCAGGTCTGGAGTGTGTTATACTCTGGGGCAGTTAGTTCTATCAATACTCAATCTAAGAAAGTCTTAGCTGGCGGTTCAGGATTGAGAAAACGTATACGGAGTTATTAATGAGTTTAACCAACACATATGAAAATACAGTCCTTGACTGGCTTTTAACGACTGATACAGCGACCAGACCTACATCTTGGTACGTTGGTCTTTTCACTTCTGACCCTACCGAAACAGGTGCAGCAGGCACAGAAGTATCAGGTGGTTCATACGCCAGAACAGCAGTAACCTTTAGCATTACTGACAATGCAGCAACCAACAGTGCAGCCATTGAGTTCCCAGAAGCAACAGCATCTTGGGGAACCATTACGCACATTGGTGTACACGATGCCTCATCAGGCGGTGCGATGATTGTTCATGCAGCATTGACCTCATCAAAGGCTATTGCATCAGGAGACGTATTTAGAATCAACGCAGGTGACTTAGATATCACGCTAGACTAAGATGGCATTGCGTACTGCCTACAATACTGGAGTCTATGACTCTGGTAAGTACGATAGACCTGAAGTCTTTACTAGCACAGCGTCTCTAAGCGCATCCTCATCCACAACAGTCTCAGGACTGATTGTAAGGCTAGGAAGCTCCTCAATAGCGTCTACATCATCGACTTCAGCGATTGGAGTTCGATTAGGCACATCTGCGGTATCGGTAACAACAGCATCAGCCGTTGTCATTGATTACGATAGAGTACGCACCAGCAACGTCAACGAAAGTCTAACCAGTACGTTTGCAACGACAGGGCAACGTATCGGACTTGGGGATGTCTCAGATACAGTTACATCCTCTACCAGTATTGATGCAACAAGAGTTGCTACCTCAGATACAAGTGCATCTGTAACCTCAAGCGCATCTGCTGATGGCGTAAGAATTGCACTGGCAGACATTAGCGATAGTTTTACCAGCTCAACAACAACAAATGCAGTTGTTATTCTTAGTGGAAACGCAAGTGTCCAAATAAATGCTATAATGACAGCTGACGGCGTAAGAGTTCAACAAAGCTCTGCGTCAGAGGCTATCACACTATCAACAATAGCGATTGGTAGTTACAAATGGGATGCTGTGGTCCTATCTGGAGACGAGGTAGACACATGGACAGACCAAACAGCAACAAACGAGGCATGGACCTTACAGTCCCCAACCTCAGAAACATGGACAGAAAAAGCAAGGCGTTAAATGGCAGATACAACAACAACCACTTACGGACTCGTTAAACCAGAGCTAGATGCCTCAGAAGATACATGGGGTGAAAAGCTAAATAACGACTTAGATGTCATTGATGATTTATTAGACGGAACAACTCCCGTCACAGGTAGTGATATCAATTCAGGCTCAATAGACGGAACGCCGATA